GTTATACAGGTAATAACAGTACAACATCATATTCTATCCCTTTTAGTTATAGAGCCACAAGTGACCTTACAGTTACATTATCAGGGGTAGTAACTACAGCTTACACTTTAAATAGTGCAGGAACTACACTAACTTTCAATACTGCACCTGCTCAAGATGTAGCTATTGAGATTAGAAGAAGAACCTCACAAGGTACTAAATTAGTAGATTATGCTTCTGGTTCTGTACTTACAGAAAATGATTTAGATACTGATAGTGACCAAGCATTTTTTATGTCTCAAGAGGCTATTGATGATGCAGGAGACGTTATTAAAGTCTCTAATACAAACTTTCAATGGGACACACAAAATAAAAGATTAACAAATGTTGCAGACCCAGTAGACAATACTGATGCTGTTAACAAACAATTTATATCTAATAATATACCTAATATTAACACAGTAGCAGGTATTAGTTCTGATGTAACAGATGTTGCAAATATTGCTTCTGATGTTACTGCGGTAGCTAATGATGCTACAGATATTGGTACTGTGGCAACCAACATGCCATCAATTACTACAGTAGCTACTAACATTAATGATGTAATTAAAGTAGCTGATGATTTAAACGAAGCTATCTCTGAAGTAGAAACTGTTGCAAATGATTTAAACGAAGCAACTTCTGAAATAGAAGTAGTTGCTAATAATATAGTTAATGTAAATACTGTTGGAACTATTAATGCAGATGTTACTACAGTTGCTAACAACGAAACAGATATTCAAACTTTAGCTGACCTAGAAGATGGCACAGTTACTACAAATGGATTAAGCACACTTGCAGGTCTAAATACAGAAATTCAAGGTGTCTATAATATTAGAACCAATGTTACTAATGTTGATACCAATGCTACCAATGTAAATTTAGTTGCAGGACAAATTTCACCTACAAATAATATTTCAGCAGTAGGTGCTGTTACATCAGAAATTTCTACATTAGGTGCATTAGGAACAGAGATTACAAATCTAAATAATATCAGAACAGATATTACTGGAGTAAATAATATTGCAGGTGATGTTACTGCTGTAAATAATAATTCAACTAATATTAATACTGTTGCAGGATTAGATACAGAGATTACAGCTTTAGGTGCTTCAGGCACAGTAGCTTCTATAAATACAGTAGCTACAAACATAAATTCAGTAAACAGTTTTGCAAATACATATTTAGGTGCTAGTGCAACTGCACCAACACAAGACCCAGATGGCTCAAGTTTAGATTTAGGGGATTTATATTTCGATACAGCGTCAGACACCATGAAGGTCTACTCAAGTGGTGGTTGGATAAACGCAGGTTCAGCAGTTAATGGAACAGCAGACAGATTTAAGTACACAGCAACAGCATCACAAACTACATTTTCTGGTGCTGATGATGATGGAAATACTTTAGCCTACGATAGTGGGTTTGCAGATATTTATTTGAATGGAGTTAAACTTGTAAATGGTTCTGACTTCACAGCTACTACAGGTACTTCAATCGTACTTTCTAGTGGTGCTTCAGCTAACGATATTTTAGAGGTGATTGCCTATGGCACATTCACTTTATCTAACTTCAGTATTACTGATGCAAATGATGTTCCTGCATTAGGTTCAGCAGGACAAGCACTTGTTGTTAATTCAGCAGGTACTTCTTTAGAATTTGCAAATGCTTCTTCAGCAGAAGTATATGGTTTTAACAAAGACAGTAATGGAAACTTGATTGTCACTACGACTAATCAAGGACAAGACAATATTTCATCAACAGACTTCGCTAACTTTGATGATGTTTTATTTAGTGCGAGTGGGTTTACCTTCTCAATCTCAAATGGCGAACTAATAGCTACAATCTAATAAGGAGAAATATAATATGGCTACAGTAAATCTTGGGGCAATTAAGTTCAAATGGAAGGGAACTTATAATGCTTCAACAGCTTATACAATTGATGACGTTGTGGAATACAATGGTTCGTCTTTTATTTGCATAAGTAATTCAACAGGAAACCTTCCAACTAATGCGACTTACTTTGAGCAAATGTCTTCAGCAGGTACTAATGGTACTGATGGAACAGATTTAACAACAACATTAACTACACAAGGCGATATTTTATATCGTGATGGTTCTGGTCTTGCTAGACTTGGTGCAGGAACAAGTGGTCAATTCTTAAAGACACAAGGTACAGGTGCTAATCCTGTATGGTCAGCAGTAGATAGTCCTGCAATAGTTAATGTTGCAGTTGTGGAAAATAATACAAGGTATGCTCTTTCAGATAGTGCAGATAATGGATTATTTACAATGAATTATACAAAAATTTTAGGTGCATCAGATAGTAAAATTATTATTGATGGATTTATACCAATAAGAGGTGGTTATTCAAACTTTACTGGAGTTTATTTTGATTGTTTAACAGGTGGTATGTCTTCTCATAATACTACTGATGGTTTTGCTTTTAAAGGTGTTGGTTATAGCCAACCTCATTTGGGTACCACTCAAGGTATACTTAATATTTTACAAGAATGGCAAGACACAACTAATTTTATAGCAGGTACACATACTTTTGAGTTTGGTTGGAAAGTTAGAAATACCGACACTGGTAATAAACCATGTGAAACTATTAATCCAAACTCTAGTGATGATGCTAGATGTCATCAAAAAGGTTCAAGGTTCGTATTTTACGAAGTAGCAATATAAGGAGAAAAATAAATGGCTAAATTTGATACAATTGCATCTAAAAGAGATAATTTTTTAGGTTATACAGGTGATGCACCAAGTAATGAAACTGAATACAATGCTAAAAAAACAGATATGTTTTCTGGCACAGCACCTACTTGGTCAGAGTTAAAATCTGAAATAGATAATTATGTTAGTCCAGAGGAAAGTGGCAATCAAAAGCTATTAGACTTAGGATTAACACAAGCTGAGGCAACTGCATTAACTGGTTATACACCACCAATAGCAGAGTAATTAAAATCTTAAAATCGTAGGAGTAAACTTAATATGACAAAAGCTAGAGATATAGCTGACTTTAAATTCGAAAACATTACCGATACTGGTACTGAAGGAACTAGAGTAGCTACAGGTACTACAGCACAAAGAGGTAGTACAGCAGGTCAATTAAGATTTAATTCTACTACTGGATTAGCTGAATATTATACTGGTACAGAGTTTAAATCTATTGATACACCACCAATAATTACTTCAATTGATGTCACAAATGTTGCAACTGATTTAGGTGGTACTGAAACTTTTGTAATTACTGGTTCATTGTTTAATGGAAGTGCTACTGTAAAATTTAGAGATAATGGTGGAACATTAATTACACCAGATACAACTACAGTAAATTCAGCTTCACAAATTACTGTGACTAAAACAAGGTCTAGCTTTTCTAATGCTAATGAACCTTATGATGTTATTGTGACTAATCCTTCTGGTTTAGAAGCTACACTTGATAATCAAGTTAATGTAGATAATAGTCCAGTTTGGAGTACAGCTAGTGGTTCTTTAGGTTCAATTAATGATAATGTTAGTGCAAATTTATCAGTATCAGCAACAGACCCAGATGGAGATACAGTTGAATACTCTGTTCAATCTGGTTCACTTCCTGTAGGTACATCTTTAAATTCATCTACTGGTGCAATTACTGGCGACCCAACAGATGTTGCTTCAGATACGACTTCTAATTTTACATTAAGAGCAACAGCAAATAATAACACAGCAGATAGAGCATTTTCTATTACTGTGGTTCATGTACCATTAGGATTAACTTCTTCTGATGGAATTACTTCATTATCTGGTGCTTCAAGTTTTGTACCTAATGATGGAGATGTTGCTGTTAGATATTTCAGAAATTCAGCAGATACAGCTTCATATTTATTACCAGTTAAAAATGTAAGTGGAACATTAAATTGGTTAATGCCTATGGGTAGTACAAGTTATACTGAAGACGCAAGAACAGTTAGTGGTTCTACATATTGGTTTGATAGTAGTTATTATACAGACCAATCTTTTGGTCTTCAAGGCGCACAGGCTTGGACTGTTAGTGGAACAACTTTAACAAGTAATGGTGGAACTGGCGCAAATGCAAACGAACAACAGGTAGTTAGAAAAATAAATCTTGGAATTAATTTTAGATATTTTTCTGTAGATAATATGAACGCAACTGGTTATGGTAGTTCATCAGCAGATTGGTCAAATACAACTGACCCATCTGGTTCTACAATGGATTTAGGTAATTATAGCGATAGTGTTGGAATTATAGTTGGTAAAAGTGGTTCATACGCAAATGGTAATCCTTTTAGTCATTTAGGCAATACTAATGGAAATAGAACAGCATCAAGAGCAGAAGAAGATTTAGGTTACAATGATGCAACAGAATTAGCATTATATGCTAGTGGAGATACTAGCGCAGAATATTACTCAATACATAGTGGAACAATATTGTTTAGAATATAATGCCTAGAAAAAAGATTACATCAAAAGATTATGCTGAAGTATCAGCAGGTGTAAGACTTTCAAGCCATGAGAAACTATGTGCTGAAAGAATGAAGACATTAAACGAAAGTATTAATGAGTTAAAACGAGAAGTTAAATCTTTGAGACAAGATGTTTCTAAAGGTAAAGGTGCTATTAGTGT